CAATAGTGGACTATATATTGATACCTTGTCTGTAATCTCTTATACTGGCAAGAGCGGCACCAACATATTGACTGGATGCCAGCTAGAGAGAGGAGATAGTTCCCCAACTGGTGGAGACTTAGCAACTCCCTTCTCTATCGTATAAATATAAATAAATCAGACAAAACGTTCACACCCCGAGAGATTATCAATGGCTGCTATTATCTCAGACAAATTTAGAATTTTTAACGCCACCCAATTCCTTGAGTCGTTGTCTGAGCCCGTTGGCGGCGCAGACACCTCGGCTGAAAGGACAAGGATGTACTTCTTCGTAGGTCGTCCCCAAAGATGGGATGCCTATCTAGAAATCTTCAATCAGAATGCTACCGCTTTTGTAGCAGGAGATGAAGTTTACATCGGCGCTAACTATGCTTCTGCCACTTTCAAGGCAACAATTAGAGAAGTATACGAAAACTCACTTCTCCTCCACAGTGTTGGTCCTCAGACCAATTCTGTTCCTACCGCTGGTCAGACACTTAAGGGTTGGAACGGCACTGCCGACACCAACGCCGAAGCACTAACTGGTGTTTATCGTTACGCTACAGAGGACGTTCCTCCTGTACCTCTCGACAACCAGACCGAAAAGTATGATGTTTATGACGACATCATCGCTGCCAAGCGTATCACTACTGACTTTGCTCGTAGTGTAATTCGTCGTTTCAACTGGGACACCTCGGCAAACCCAGTATTCGACATGTGGAAGCCTGACTACTCCACAACCCCAGGTTCTGGTGGTCAGATTGGTAAGACATCTGCTACTGGTGCTACCAACATTGCTGACGCTAAGTATTACTTGATCAACTCTCAGTACGAAGTGTTCAAGTGCCTTTATAATGGCGAGACTCCCGCCAATCCATCTGGTCAACCTGCTACCAACGAACCAAAAACCACTCCTTCTGCTGGTCAAGGTACGTATGCTAATGGTATCTTCAATGAAGATTCTGCCGCTGCTGGTAAGTACATCTGGAAGTACATGTACACCATCCCAACTGATGACGTACTACGTTTCCTCTCTACCGACTTCATGCCTATCGTTCTTCCATCGAACGCTTCACGTCAGGCAACTGAAGCAATTGCTACTGGTGATCCTAATGCTATCAACGTTGTTCTAGTTGAAAACGCTGGTCAAGGTCTAACCAACGGCACATACTATGCTCCTATCGTTGGTGATGGTACTGGTGGTATTGTAGAGATCGTTATTGCTTCTGGTCAACTCGACTCTGCTACTGTAACTGCTGGTGGTTCTGGTTATACATATGCTTCTGTTCCTCTTCAGGACGGTCTAGTCAATGGCGATCCAGGTTGGACAGGTTCTGCTATCGGTCTTTACACCGACGCTGGTCTAACTACCTCTGCTACTGGTGCTGTTCCTGTTTCTGCTACTGGTGCTCTTGAAGTTATCCTTCCTCCTCAAGGTGGTCATGGTTCTAACTTCGAGGAAGAGCTTAACGCTAAGCGTGTTATGACGAACATTCGTCTAACTTATGCTGAAGGCGATGGCGACTTCCCTGTTGATAACGACTTCCGTCGTATCGGCATCATCCGTGACCCATATGCTGCTGGTGGTACTACTTTTGCTACCGCTCCTACTCTAAGTGGTGTATACGCTGTTAAGATCAACGGTGCTACCGCTGACTTCGTTGCTGACGAAGTAATCTCTCAGACTGCCGCTGGTGGTGGTACTTCTTACGGCACAGTCGTATCTTGGGAAAGAGATTCTGGTAATGCTGGTCCTGGTGGTGCTGGTGTCCTTAAGTACATCCAGTCACCTTCACTACACACCGATGCTGGTGTTGTAAGACCTTTCGAGAACTCTGGTAACGCCATCTCTGGTGCTCAGTCTCTCGCTTCTGGTACTGTTGATGGTACTAACAACGATCAACTCGTAGGTGTTACCTTCTCCAGTGGTCTTGCTTCTCCTGAGATTGGCAACAACACTGGTGAAATCATCTATGTTGAGAACAGAAGACTAATCACTCGTGCTGCTGACCAGATTGAAGACATCAAACTCGTAATCGAGTTCTGATTTACTTTTTACTCCGCTAAATACTTCAACGAACAATGTAGAGTATTTGGCGGAGTAACATGCCACAGAAGACTAACCTTAATGTAGCACCATATTATGATGACTATGATGCTGGCAAAAACTTTTATAAGGTTTTGTTCAGACCTGGATACTCGATCCAGACTAGAGAACTAACTTCTCTACAATCGATTCTCCAGAATCAAATCGAGAGCTTTGGTAAGTTCAACTTCAAGCAGGGACAGCAAGTCATCCCTGGTGAGGTTGGACTTAATACCAAGCTTGATTATGTTAAGTTATCTTCTGTATCTGAAGTTGCCGTAAATGAAGGCGGTCAGATCGTTTATAAGAAATACGACATTAAACAACTTGTCGGAACACAACTCCAGGGTCTAAACTCTGGAGTTGTTGGGCGCGTACTGAGTGCTGAGTATGGGTCTGATATTGAAGCAGATACATTGTTCGTAAAGTACACCACTAGTGGTTCTGCTAGCAACGAAACTACCTTTAGACAAGGAGAAACGCTAGAAGTTATTGCTGGCGTTAATACTCCTTTACTTGTCGTCGGTACAGATGGTAGCGTACTCCCTACCAGCATCAACGTAGAAGATCCTACTTCTGGTAACATTACTACACTCAGCAGTCCTGCTATGGGATTTGCTACTGCTGTTGATGTACAGGAAGGTGTATACTTTATCAATGGTTTCTTTGTAAGAAATGATAAGCAACTACTAGTAGTTAACAAATATTATAACAAGGCATCAGCAAAAGTTGGTTTTACTGTTAGCGAAGATATTGTCACTCCTGAAGAAGACACTTCCTTAGCAGATAATGCCAGAGGGTTCTCGAACTCTTCTGCTCCTGGTGCTCACCGTCTTAGCATTAATCTAAACCTAACTAAGTTTGACTATAATGCTAATACTGATAAGAATTTTATCCAGTTAGTCCAGATTAAAGACGGAACTGTAGAGAAGCAAGTAAAAGCAGCAGACTACACTCTACTAGAAGAAACTCTAGCAAGAAGAACGTATGATGAGTCTGGTGACTATGTTGTAGAAGATTTTGATTATGACATTAGAGAGTATTACCAGAGAAGTGGTAATAATGGTGTATATGCTCTCAACAGCGAAACAGGTCTGGTCAATAGAACTTACACAGAAACGGAAGCAGAAGGCAAGATGGTCTTGTCTGTTAGCTCTGGTAAAGCGTATGTCAAGGGATATGAAATTATCAACAAAGAGTCTAAGGTTCTTGAGGTTGATAAAGGCAGAGATACTTTATCCCGTGACAATGTAACAATTAGATCTAAAGGTCTTCCCGAGTTTAACGTAACTAATGTTTATGGTAGTATTCCTCTAAACACTGTTGGCGATGAATTAACTGGTTATCCAACTGTTACCTTGAACAGTTTATTTAATGATGGTACGATTGGATTCTCTGGTTTACAACCCGATGGTTATTTCAGGGACACTGTAAGTAGAAGATCCGAAGTATTTGGTCTAAACCAAGCTATCATGACCATTTATGTTCAGGCAATTGGTGATGTACCTACACAGACTTCACAAATTCCTGATGAACTCTTTTTCGTAACAACCAGAGGAACTGGCACTATTACTGGTAAGAGTGTCAAAGTTATTGGTAAGGCAATCGTCAATCGTCCAGAAGTCAATACTGCTACTAATGCTTTCTTTGCTGAGGTAACTATCCTTGGTGATAAGGGCGTCTTGGACAAATTCATGAAAGAATATGACACAGGAGAAGCTGATTACAGAAGATATCTTTATACTTCACTAACTTCACTAGAAGCATCCGAGAACCCATATGGTACGGTTGTTGATTGGAACCCAAGTTTCACTCCTATCGTTGGTGTATCAAAACCAAAGAACTTTAAACTAATCAGCAGAGGTTCTGGTTTTAACCCCGATTCTGATATTATTCTTTCAAAAGGTAGAACTGGTTCTGCTGCTCCATACAATGCTACTTTTGGATTCTCTTATTTCAACCCAGTATTCTT